CGACCAACTAATTCTGGGAATACTTTGACATCAGGCAATACCTCAACAACAGATATGTTCATTAGTAAATTACTTCATTTACCGGGAGGAATGTGTATTGGAGAAGACAGTTCGACTACTACTCCAAATACTACAATCCAAGCGTGTAGTGAGTTTTAATTATGAGAATACTATTAATGCCATTATTATATATAGCTTCTCTGATTGTTATTCCATTATTTTGTTTATTAATTTTAGCATTTAATTTTATGGAAGAACCAAAAAACAGGTGGTAATATGACAATAAAAAAACAAGCAACAATCGGAACAGTCATTGGATTTATAATTCTTATCGGATTATTCTTTGGATTTGGAGATTATCTTAAAACTCCTCCTTTTGGAAATAAAGTTACAGAGATAAAAAAAGAATTAAAATTAAAAGCACCAAAAGAAAAGATTTTAGATTATAGAGAAAAAACTATTTATCATAGAGAATTAGTTTTGGGTAGTGATATTGCTTCTTCTACTATTTCTCAATATGTTTTAGTTCCAGAAACATTTATTGAATATGATTATATTTCAGACATAGTCACAAATAGAGTTCCATATTATGACAATGAAGATGATAATTTTTCTAATGCTGAATATCTTGAGACAAGAGTTGATGGCAAAACTTCAATAGCATTTTATTCAGAAGATTTATGGGCTAAAGATGAAAATGGAATTATTTTTGAGATAGTTAAAAATGCAACCACAACCGTAGAAGCATTTGCAGAGCAAACAAAAATAACATTATTAGAAAAACTTAAATCTTATTTTGCCAGAAGTGCATTAGCTATTGATACTTATAATAGTAGCGGAACATATACTCCTCCCAGTAGTGGGACAGTAGAGACATTAGTAATAGCAGGTGGAGGTGGAGGTGGTTGTGGAGGTGGAGGTGCTGGGGGTGTTATCTATACTGCGTCATCTGCAGTTACGGCACAGGAATATACGGTTACTGTAGGTGCTGGTGGTGGAGGAAGTACAGTTTGGGGTGGAAGTGGTTCGGTAGGTAATAATTCCGTCTTTGGGGCAATAATTACTGCTACTGGTGGGGGATTAGGTTCACACAATACAACTGGCGGCACCGGTGGTTCTGGTGGTGGAGGTGGTTATAATTCAACTGGCGGTAGCGGAACGGCAGGACAAGGAAATGATGGAGGGGACGGATTAACCGCAGGCGGCCCAGGCGGCGGAGGTGGTGGAAAGGGTGTAGCAGGTTCAGATACACCAACCGCCACAACTGGTGGTGATGGTGGTAATGGTTCCGCTTATTCTATTTCTGGTTCTTCTGTAACTTATGGCGGTGGCGGTGGCGGTTTCGGTGGTGAACCAGCAGGTGGAACTGGTGGTTCTGGGGGAACAGGAGGTGGAGGTGCTGGGGCTACTGGTTACAATGTTGGGACAGCAGGCACAGCTAATACTGGTGGCGGAGGAGGCGGCGGTTACACTAAAGGCGGAGCAGGCGGTTCTGGAATAGTAATAATTGTTTTTTCAGCAGCAGCAACAGACACTTGCACTCCCACATTAGACGGACTATGGGCTATGGATTTACAAGACCATTGCACAACAACAGAAAGCACTTATTCAGATTATGGAATGGAATGTTATAATCCAGTAGGTGGGAGTTGGGTTATTGGTGCTAATACAGAAGTTAGGCGTGGAAGTTCAACAAATTGTCTTCCTCAAATAGAGGGAACTGGAGTATTTTCAATTCAACCAATTCATTAACTAATAAGGAGAAAAAAATATGAAAACATTTTATGATTTATTAAAAGTTATCGCAGTTATCTTAATCATAGTAGGTCTATGGTTTGTATTTGATAGCAAGTCGATAGAAATTAACATTGAGCCGGATCAAAAGTCGGACCAAATGACTTCTGATGATCTTATGATTGGATCAGTTGTTTCAAAGAATACTGATAGAGGACGGATTTATTCATTATTCGGGACATCTTCATCAAGTCCTTTAACGTTTGCTTCAACAACAGCTACGGCTACAAGCACAGAGTCGCCTCATACGAGCGCCTACACGACCTCGAGCGTTCCATTCTATGTTGGATTAGCTAATTTGCTTACATTTTCAGGAAATCATTATGCCTCAAATACCGACTCAGAGATTACGATTACAATAGCCGGATCTAATGATAACGCTTGTGAAAATCCAGTTGAAAGCGTTAATAGGGCTAACTGGAGTCCAATAGCACAGCCAACAACGACAAGCACTCCTCAAAGTGTCCTTAGGACCGCGTTAGAAACTATTACATTAAGCGCGTCGGCAGTTGGAGATAATATATTTAGTTTTACAATAGAAGAACCTAATTTTAATTGTGTTAGATTGATAGCTTCAACTAATTCAACTACTGATGACAGTCAGTTGTATATGGAAGTTTCAATCCAAGATAAATGAATATATTAACAGAAACATTAAAGAAGATAGGAAAGAATTATGAGGAGTTAAGCCCTCAAGCCAAAGCTCAATATGATCGTTGGGAAACTATATTGAATACCGATAAGATTGACGTCAATGATCTTGCTACATTCCTGACTGGAGAAAGAGAATTGTTAGTCAAAGAATTAATTGAAAGAGAAATGACTATATCTTCTTCATCTTTATTTAATCTCAGATTGATAGACGCTAATTCGTTGGTTGATAGATCTATTAAGGACCGGATAAGTATATTTGATTTAATAGTTAATATAGTTAAGTCGCCTAAGAAAAATGCTAAGATACTTGAAGATCAGTTAAGGCGTAATTTACCGAATTTGAAGAAAGTTCGATAATGGAATTATAATTTGATTAAAGGTCGAGTTAAAAATAATATAAGGATATAAAAAAATGGATAAGAAAAAAAAAGAAATAATTGAGCCATTTGGTTTTAAGGGTGGCCAATTATTACAAGACATTTTAGAGAAAGGTCCAAGTTCAGTTTCCCCAGGAGAACGGGAAATACTAATGGGCAGGAGAGATTATTTAACTAATAGTCAAAAATCAGATTTTGATATTAGTGATGAAGTGGAAGTCGAAGCAGAAACCGAAGTTGAAGTTGAAGAAATAGAAGTCGAAGAAGTAGATAGTGATCCAGTTGATGTTGAAAGTAATGTTGATGAGGATATGGTTGATCTTAGTACTTTAACTAATAAAGAGTTAAGGAAAGTTGCTAAGGAAATGAAAGTTGATATCAAAGGGTTACAAAAGAACGCTGATATCATCAAGGTTATTAAAAAAGAAAGTAAGTAATTTTAACAATTCCTAACCCATATAAGCTATAATTGACATTTTCGAAAGTCCATTATAGATGAATGGACGGATTAAAAGTATGTATATTCCAAACTCTAACGGGAACGAGGAAACTCCTCCAACTCCCACAGGAACGGAGGGAGAGCTAACTCCTAAAGAAACAACGCCACCAGTCGAAACACCTCCGGTTGGCGATGTAGATTATAAAACAAAGTTCGGTGCGTCGGCTGCTGAAAATCAACGCATTATGCTTGAGAATAAGCAACTGGCTCAAGAAAAAGCTGAGCTTGAGGTGCAGTTAGAGCAATCTAACGAAGTTCTTTCTGAAAAAGAATTAGAAGATAGCATACCTGACTTTGCTTTACTTGATACGGCAGAACAAAATGCCGAAAAGTTAAAGCTAAAGGATAAGAAGCGTATAGCAACTCTCGAGGCCAAGCAAAAATGGAATGACGATTATGCTAAAATGGTGCCTGATCTAACTCCTGAAATGCGTAAAGCATTAGAGGATTTAGGAGGAGAGTATGCTTTTAAGAAGTTTGCTTGTTCGCCTGAAAATGCCGGACAAATAAACTTACTTAATCTTGCTAAACAATTCTTATTCGACTCAATTCCTACTATCCCTGAAGATCTTACTCCGGCCGATCCTATTACAGTAACTCCTGGATTAGAGGACGGAAGTGGTGGAGAACATCTACCGCCTCTACCTCCTAAAAAAGGATATACTGCTAAGGAAGCGTCGGATCTAAGGAAAAACAAACCTCAGGTATATCAAAAATTGGTCCAAGAGAAAAAAATGACTATCATCTAATCTTTTATCAAGTCGCAGAAAGAAATAATGAAAGATTATTAATATGGACGATTACGGAACAAATTTAGGCGAAAAGTTTGCGGCCAAAGCGTTAGAAAAATACTACGAAACTGCAGTTCAACCAATGATCACAAATAGCGACTATGAAAAATTAGTTAGTGAGGGTGGAGCTGAAAGTTTTAGTGTATTGACGTTTGGCGATTTAACGATGAATACATACACCGGCGCAGATATGTCGGCTGAGGACCCAACCGAAAGCGAGGGAACTCTTAACCCAGATCAGCAAAAGGCGTATTACTTCAAGATTTTATCTCTAAGTAGGTTTGAAAGTTATGTCAATGATCCTGAAAGTGCTTTACTCGAAAGAGCAACTAAGCAACTAAAGCAGGAAGTTGATAGTTATGTTCTTGGTTTATATGCCGATACTGGATCTGGAAACAGAGTTGGTGTTGATGAGTCAACAGGAACAATTACCGTTACAGTTACGACTGGAGCAGTTGTTGGTGTTGGGACTGCTTTTACTGACGCTATGATTGGATTGGGTATAAAAGGCACAGGTCACACAGATTGGTATAGGATTTATAGTCGAGCTTCTGCAACAGTTATTGTAATTGAAAATGATAGTGATGATGATACTCAGTCTTATGACGGAGGTGCATTGGCAGGAGTTGCTTATGTTGTTGAAGCAGCAGCAGTTAAAACTGTTACTTCAGTAAACATTATTGAAACTATTGATGAGTTGAAAGAAAAGTTAGATGAGAATGAAATACCTCAAGATGATCGTTGGATCACTATTAACGCCAAGATCGCAGGTTTAATTCGCCGATCAGAGAGTTTTACCCCGGCAGTCGAAAGTGCTTATGCAGATGTTGTTCAAAAGGGTCTAATTGGTTGGATTTCTGGTTTTCAAGTATTCCAAAATCAACAAGTATCTGGTAATAATACTACTGGTTATTACATAATGGCAGGACATAAGTCAGCTATTACGTTTGCAATGGAGTTCAAAGAAACTGGAATTGAAGATTTAATTGGAAACTTCGGAAAAGCATATAAGGGCTTGATTGTTTATGGTGCTAAAATCCTTGACGAACGCAGAAAAGCATTAGCTTATATGTGGGTAAAGGTCTAACCTTATTGTTAGAGCATTGGGCTTTTATAAGCCCTTTGCCCTGATAATAAATCAGGATTTCTCTAAGTGCGAGATATCGGAACGGATTTATCCAAACTTCGATATGGCAACCAAGCCGGAAAGGTCGGTAGAGAAATTAATTGAAAGGTTTACTCAAATGATTAAAAATAGATTAATAGATATCAAAGAGTCAATCGATAACCGAGATAAGCGAGGTAAAGTATTTGGCAGAACTCTTTATGTAATAAAGTCAACTGCTACTGGCTACGAACAATTTGTTCGAGAACATCAACCTTACTTAGACGGAACTGAAAAAGTTTATACTTCTGTCAAAAGTGCTGTTGACGCAGCTCAATCAAACGATCAAATTATCATTGCTCCAGGAGTATATGATGAAGGCGCTGAAATTGCTCTTGACGTTGAAGGATTAAGAATATTCGGATCAGGAACTACTGGATTAATGTATGGTCCTTGTTCTATGAAGCAAAGTGCAGCTAATCATCACATCTTTAGCATTGAAGCTAATGGTATTGAAATTGCCGGACTTGGCTTTATTGTATCAGGTGCTTATAACGCTATTGATATTGATCATACTGCAGCCGTTTATAAAACTCACGTTCACGACTGTTTCTTCACAGGAACTTATGGGATTTATTCAGGAGGTACTTTCGACTCAGTTGATTTAATTGTTGAAGATTGTAGCTTTCTATCTTGTGCGACTGCCGGTCTTTATATGAATGGAAGCCGTAACAAAGCAGTCAACAACACTTTTTGGGTTCCAACATCAGGTATTGGTATTCAATACGTCCCAACAACTACGAATAGAGGTTTTAACTTAATTGCTAATAACCTTATTTGTGGAACTGGAACAACTGATACTGGTATTCAAATTGACGGAACTCCAACAGCCGGTCAAGTTATGATTACTGAAAACAAGATTTTCAAATGTAATACTACGATCACAGCAGTTTCAAGTGGATCAGGTATTGCTATGAATAACTACACTGGTGCTTCAACTGGAGCGATTACTGTTATTGATACAGATACTGACTAATCCTTGTGGATTTCCTTTGCCTCTTTATGGAGGCAAGGATAAGTTCATAAAATTATGCCAAAAGGAAAAAGACGAAAAATTTGTAAAGTAACAGGTAAGAAACCTAACTTCCCAAGAAAAAGGAAGAATAAAAAATAATGCCAATTTATACTACAAGAAAGTTTAAGGGAGGGATCTCTGGCGAAAACAATAAAGGTATTGCCGGATCATTTCAATTTGGATATGGATTAGATATAAGGAGTAGAGATAATGTTTTGACTTGTAATCAGGCCTTAGTTAAAGAGTCAGTAGCGATTGTAACTGATCTTATTAGATTTATTGTCCCTTGCTCTGACGGAAATGCTTATGGATTTGGAGATACTGGAAAGATTTATAAAAGGAAAGGGACAACCTGGACCTTAGAATATACTGACGCTAATGGAGCAATTAAAGGCGCTGACGAATGGAACGGATATCTTTACTGGGCTTGTGATACTAAGATAAGCCGGATATTAGTAACTCAGGCAGATGACGGGACTTGGGGAGCTGATGTTGCTCACGACTGGAATACAACTTTAACTGCGGCAACTTGGCATACAATGAAAAAAGCTCTTGGCGAGTTTCTTATTTGTAATGATCAGTATTTAGCATTGATTGATTATGCTTCGGCAGCGTTCACGGCTCAAGCAGTTAGATTACAGCCAGGGAGTTTAGCAAAATGTCTTTTTGATGTTGATGAGCAAGTCATTATAGGAACGACTGATGAGGGAAATGCTGAAAAAGCATATTATTATTCTTGGGCCTTAACTGCTCTTCATTATCTTAAAAAAAGATTACTTCCGGCTAAAGGTATAAATGCATTATTAACAACAGAGTTTATGTTAGCTCAGGCCGGAGTTGACGGAGAAGTATATCCTATCGATTTAGTTAGCAATGTCCCATTGTTTAGATTTCCTGACGGAGGATCTGTTTTACCTGGAGGAGTTTGTAATAGAAAAGGATTAGCAATGTTTGGAGTATCGGGTAATTCTTCTTCAAAGTGTGGAGTTTATTCTTGGGGAAGATCAGAACAAAACTTTGACTATGCTCTCAACCTTGATTATATCCCCTCGCCTGGAATTATAACTGGAATTGATATTGGCGCAGTTTCAATGGTAAATGGAACTCTATTAGTAGCTTGGAAAAGTGGATCAACTTATGGAGTTGACGCTTTAAGCGCTACTGTTAAGGCAAGTGGTGTTTATGAGGATTTAGAATATGACGCAAGACGTCCTGATCAAAGAAAACAATTTAGCACTACATTAGTAGTATTAGAGCCACTTCCTAAAAGTTGTTCATTTGCTTTGAAATATAAGTTTAATAATGCTTCTACCTGGACTGTTGCAAAAACCTTAGACGGAGCTTCGTCTTTCAGCACAGAAAACGGGACTGAAGCAGAGTTTGCTATTCACGGAGAGGGTAGGATATTCGAACGTCGACTCGAATTGACTCCCAATGCTAATAATGCTCCAAGAATTAAAAGTATGAGTTCTAACTTTGGTATGCCAGAGTTAACTCAACATTAAAAATATGAAAACAATAACATTAAAACTCACAATTAAAAATAAGTTAGATAAAGACAATAAGGAAATGAGAAATGATAATAAGGAATTGATTTATGATCAGCACGATCCAGTATGTTTGGTCCGTCTTTTATCTGCTTTTGATAGTAGTAAGTATAAGATGAGTGATTATAGAAATTATCTTGACTTAGTTGATAAGTCAAATGATGTTTGGAGGAGAGATGAGAAAGAAATAGAATTATCACTTGATCAAGTAGGTTTCTTGAAAAATTATTTGAAAGATTATAACGAAAAAGCATTGCCGGGAGCAAGGATTACTCAATTTGAATTGAGGACTCTTGTCGGTCTTGTTGATCAACTAAAATGACAGAAAAAGTTATCGAAAATGAAATAAAAGAGGCCTCTCCTATAAACACTAATGAGGAGATATCTAATGAGGAGATAAAACCTAATTCTCTTTTTATTGTGGAACCTCACGATCACGACGGCCAAAACTCAGATAAGATTAATGTCGATAACTTAGAAGCTAATTTAGTAAGCGTAAATGAGTTCGTTGCCAATACGGCTAATATCAAGGACGCTATTATAACCAATGCTAAAATTGATAGTTTGGCAGTTTCTAAACTAACAGCCGGAACGATAACATCTAAGACAATTACTTTAGCAATAGATCCGGGAAAGGGAGATGTCTATATCGCAGCCGGGAAAACAGATTTTAATAATAATGCTAATGGATTTATATTAGGATTAGATGACTCAGATAGCGATTTAGCAAAGTTTTATATTGGAAGCACAACTGTCTATTGGAACTTTACCGGGACAGCTATAAATATAGTAGGAGCAGATCTTGTAGCAGGTAGTATTAAAACTTCAACTAATACTGCCGACGCAAGAATATATATTACGAGTAATGTTTTAAGAAGTTATGTCGGTAGCAAGGGTGATGAAGCTTGGGGATTAGAAATTAATGCTAATGAATTACTTTTTTATGATTATAATACTACAAATAAAAAGACAGCCAGTATTTATTCATCAGTAGATAAGATTTCTTTAAGAGTGTATGATATTAACGAAGCAGCGTCAGAAACATATTTATTTGGAGCAAGTTCTTTTTACCCATCGAATACTGGAACAGCGCCAACACTTGGGACAAGTTCTAAAAAATGGGCAACAGCATATATAGATACATTAGATGTTGATGTAGTCGGGCTAAATAGTGAAGTCCATAACTCCCCGGCAGACGGCGATATGTGGTATGACGGGACTGATCCAAGATTTTATGACGGGACAACATCTTTCAAAATACCAGTTACAAGTGGAACTACTGGAGGATCTGGATCAGCAGGATCAGGAAACCAGTATTTAGAAATAAGAGTCGCAGGTAATACTTTTAAGGTATTACACGACGGAACAGTTTAATTAAATAAGGAGAAAAATTATGACATTCGCAAATCAACAAACAGAGTTAAGGGATCGACTAACAATTTTAGCAACCTCAACTTTTATAACAACAACAATGATAAAACGTTGGCTCAATATGGCTAAGGATTGGTCTTGTAGTTATCAACCCTGGCCATTTTTAGAGGCCTCTAATAATAGTGATTTAATAGACGCAACTGGAAATTATCCTTATGCTACTTTATTCAGGACCAAATCAATTTTTTTGATAACAGTTGACGGAGAAAGATATGTAAAGATTGCTTATGAGGATTATTTGAAATACTTAGAAGAATACTCAACCGGGACTGATAAGGTTTGGGCTGAGTTTGATCGTAATATCTATATTAATGGAAATGCTTGTAGTGTTGGAGATACTATAGCAATGTATGGTCAACAATCTGTTGCAGATCTAACTGCTGACGGAGATCTAACTCCTTTCGCTGACTCAGAACCGGACGGGGACGAAGCTATTATATTAAAAGCTGAGTCAATAGTATTAGGAAGTAAATTAGCCGGACGTAGAAATGACTCGCTTGCTAAACTGGCTGAAGCGAGTGCTATTTTAGATAAAATATGGGATAGGATCGAGGAGCAAAAACCTAAAGAGGTTAGAAAAGGTAGGCAAAGGTTTAGAAAAATTGACGTTTTGAAAGGGTCGACAAGTGAAGTAAATAATAATAATATAGGAAACTTTTAATATGATAAAATATCAAGATCTAATTAACAAAGGTGGAACTATATCTAATGTTTTAACTGGAAAAAGCTATGCTAAGCCAGAAGATTTGGCAAAAGATTTAGCTATTCAACCTCATCAAATTGATTGGACGCAAATCAAGGAGGAAACATCTACTCCAATCAATCAGTTACCGAAGTCATTACCTAATGCTCAAACAAATCCTCCAAATATATATAACCAGGCATTACAGCAACCGACTGCTCCTACTTCGACTCCTCCAGTTACTCCTCAACCAGTTGCTCCGATTATCCCAAAGGTCAATTACAATAATTTAGTTAATAGAAATGGAACTATTTTTAATACTCAAACTGGTCAAGGATATGCTGATCCTGCTCAATTAGCGGCCGACTTAGGTATTGCTCCTCATTTAATTGATTGGACCAAAATAACTCCTGAGAAACCAGTAGATCCTACGGCCACTCCTCCAGTTGATCCCAATGTTCCGGTAGCTCCTACTCCAGTAGCTCCCACGCCTGGAACTCCTACTCCTGGGACTCCTGTCGCTCCTGACGCTATTCCTCCAGGGACTCCTGCTCCAGTAACTCCTACTGCGCCAGTTACTCCAACAACTTATCCTGAATTAGAAAATAGAGGAGGAACAATTTATAATAAAACTACTGGAGTTGGATATACAGATCCAAATCAATTAGCTCAAGCTCTTGGTGTTACTCCTGATAAAATTGACTGGACTCAAATAACTGGAGATTATGAAAATATGTCGCCTGAAGAAATTACTAATTTAGTTGGATTGATCGCTCAATCAGGTGGCGAGTTTCCTAATGAATTATTACAGGCCTTGATCCCGGCAGAAAAATCAGAAAAAGAAATAAGAGATGATGTTTATAAGAAGTATGGGATTGAGGGATTAGAAACAAGCGTCTTTGCTCCAGTAACAGAAACTTATGAGGATATTTATAAAAGATTATATGAGGACTCAGGTTTAGCAGATGTCAAGACAGAATTACAAGGAGTCCAAGATGAGATTGATAAAGTCAATGCTGATATGAATGAAGCTATCGGAACAGTTAATGATAATCCCTGGCTTGGAGAAGCAGGACGAGTTGGCCAAAATAAAAAGATACAAGATATGGCCGGAGCTGAATTAGATCGATTACAAAATAAAGAAACTCGATTACTTAATCAAGTTGATCGAGGAGAAGAAAGATCTGTTGATACAGCTAAAACTGTTCTTAGTGAATTAAAATATGATAGAGAATTAACTGCTGAGGAATTAAATTATTATAGTAAGAGAGCTGAAGCAGATGTTGAAATTGAAGTCGGAGAAGCCGAGGAATTACAAGCTGATGAAATTGCTCGATATTATCCTGAATATGTTTCTAAATTAACCAGGGACAAAGATACTGCTATTGTTACGGCCGGAAAGAGAGTATTACTCATCAATAAAATAACAGGAGAAACGATTAAAGATTTAGGATCAGCCGGGACTGGAACTGGAACTGATGATGAGCCAACAACTCAAGAAGTTAGATCAACTATGGCCGGATCATTATCTTCTCAAGCAGGAGCAGACGGATTTGTTTCGCCTGATACATATAGGAGAGAAAAGAATACTTGGGTTTCTGCAGGATATAGTGCTAAAGATTTTGATGACTCATTTAAGAGCTATGCTAATCCAACTCATTATGAGGATTATGTGCCTGAATATGATTAAAAATTATGTCATACGACTCTATTTTCGGAAAACAAAATAAAAAGAACACTCAATACGAGTCCATATTCGGACGTTCTTTATATACGGCTCCGGCCGAAGATCCTCTTGATAAATATATTAGAGAAAAGAAATTAGGAGGGACTATATCTCAGGGCGCTCCGTCATTTTTCAAAACTCCTGATTTTAGTGGAGAAGATATTACTGCTCCTAAATTAGAACTTCAAGGAAAGGGTGGAATACTTGGCCGGGTAGCTGAGAAAGTTTTTAATGTCCCGGCAGAAGCATTTACTAATGTTGTTAATAAGGTTAGCGACTTATTTGAAGTAGAGCCAGTTAGAGAGGGATCTGTTGTTCAAAAATCTACAATGGATACTCCGGTTAAAAGATTAGCCGGTGGACTTAATGTTGCTTCTTCTTTAATTGGATTGATACCTCAATGGTTATTATTACAAACAGAACTGGAAGCAGCGAAAGAAGTGCCTGTCCTCAAATATCCGGCAAAGGCAGTTAGTTATGGATTTGAAAAATTAGGAGAACTTGGATCATTCTTAGGAGAAAAAGGACTTGACATTACTCCTATTTCTGATGAAAGCAAAGAGATCCTAAGAGAGCCGGTAATTAGTTTAGCAACTATTGCTACTCAAGTTGGAACATTAAAGGTTGCTCCTAAGGGAATTAAAGCAGGATTTGAAAAGTTACCTATATCTAAAGAAGCCAAAGGAAAAATTACTCAAATAGCTGCTCCGGCTATTGCTATTGGATTTAAGCCATTAAGCACTCCATTAAAATTATTATATTCAGGGATTAGAAATGGAATTATAACAAGACAAAAAGGTATTAGTGATAATGGAATAAAACCATTGTTTAGAGGAACTACTTTATTGGAATGGGATAATATAAAACAAGGAGGGTTTAGTGGTGAGCAAATAGGATTTGGTAAAGGTAAAGTAAATAGAACTTGGCTTGCCGAAGATGTTGAAACAGCACAAGGTGCATTAAAAATGCGTGGTGGCAAAGGAGAGGTTATAATTGAAATTAAACCAGAAGCAAGAAGTAAAACATACAAAGATCCAAATAGTGGTTATTATAGAGGTGATAATATCGGGATTAATGATATTGCGAGAGTAACTGATAAAAATGGAAAAATAATTTATGAAGCTCCTAATTTAGGAAAACAAAAAGCTAACGTAGAAATTACTACTGATATTGCTAAAGAAATTGTTAATGAAGTAGTCAAAAATGTCCCGGTAAAATCTGAGGGTATTCTAAAAATCCCATTCAAAGATAGAGTTATTGATATACATACCGATAATAAATTGGTCCTGGAAAATCTTATCAAAGGAAAAGAGGATATCGATTATAGGGTTGTCAAAACTCTTGGTAGAGATCTAAATGGAAAAACTATCGCGGCAAAATATGTTTTTGATTATAAGACAAAGCGATCAACTATTTATACTACTGATAAAACTACGGGTGGAAATTTGGCCCACGAATTAGGCCATTATTTAGATCAGAAGATAAGCTCGGATATCAATAATAAGTTATCAGATTTAATCCCGGATTATAATAAATATAAATTACCTATTGAAAGCTCTATTATTAAATATGCTATTGATAGTTTAGAGGGGAATGCTACGGCCAAAGAAATATCAGCTAAGATTAAATTATTGACAGAAACTTTTAATAAAGATGTAGAAAAATTATCGCCAGGAGAAACCAGAGAAAGATATGCTGATAAATTTGCTACGGCAGTTAAGGAAGTAGTAACTAATTCTAAACAAGCTATTAAAATTGCTCCTAACTTCTCAGAGTTTATAAATTATTACTTAGCCAAAGAGGGATTTATTACTGAAAGGATCAGGGAAACAATGGGAGAGGCAAGAAAACCAGTTGAGGAAGTTCCAGTTGAAAAGCAAGTTAAAAAGTCGGAGATTGATCAAGAGATATTTACAAAAGCAATGGAATATGATAATGGAAAAGATTTTTATGAATTATCAGGAGGTAAAATTAATCAAGAATTAAGAGATAGGGGAATTCGTGGCCAAGAACAGGTATCTAAGTTTTGGGAAGAATTAACTGGTAAAACTTCTATTGATGATTATAAAATGTCTCATAGACCAAGTAAAAGTGGAGTAGCTTCAAATATACCACAAGAAAGTTTGCCTAATTTTTATGAACGACCAGAAATTTATAAGCACGGAGGTAAAGAATATCAAGAGAGTATTGATGTATTACAAAGAATAAAAGGGAAACCTAATTCTACAATAACAATATATAGAGCCGGACCAAAAAATGAATTAAGAACTGGCGATTGGGTTACATTTTCAAAGGAAAAGGCCAGAAGAGAAAGCTTAACTGAGAATGTGCCAATACAAGAGTTTAAGGTAAAAGTAAAAGAAGTTCAATTTGCCGGAGATGATATTACTGAATTTGGTTATTGGGGAGAACCAGTCAAACCAAAACCAAAAACCGAAACTAAACCGAAAGTTGAACCAACTACTAAAGGAGCAAGGAGTGTTGATGAATTGATTGAAAGAGGATATACAAAAAAAGAAGCAGAACTCATAATTAGAAATAGGACTGAAATGTTAGATATTAAAAGTCCTAAAGATATAGAAAAAACTTTGGATCAATACAATAGATTAACAGGGGAAAATAAGATCAAAATTTATAGGGTAGATGAAAAAGGAATTGTATTAAAAGAGGGTAAGTTTGTTTTCACTAAAAAACAAGACGCTGTTGACTTTAGAGAAAATCTTGGATTTAAGAGAGGTCAACCTGAAATTACTGAAACGACTGTTAAAAAATCTGATTTATTAAAACCGAAAGCAGAGGGTTTTGAGGGAGAGTTTATTTATTATCCAGAAAAGATTAAACCAATTAAACCTAAAGGAAAACCATCTGGAGTAGCATTAAGCGTAGAAGCTAAGGCTATTGAAAAAGGACTTACGAAGAAGTTTAAAGATTTAGCAGAATTCACACCAACAACCATCAAAAAGCAAGCAAAGAAGTATAAGAGTGCAGAGGAGTTTGTGAAGGCACAACCTAAAGTATTTAGAGGAACTAGCGAAGTTTCTTCTGATATTAAAGGTAAAGCTATTTATACGACACCAAATAAAGAATTGGCAAAAACTTATGGTGGAGTTAAGGATAGTTATATAATAGGTGGAAAAGAAGCTGATTTAACTAATACAAAGTTATTAGAAGAATTTATTGGTAAGGATAACTTTAATCAAGGGGAAAAATTGTTTAAATCATTTAACCCAGAAAGACAACAAAAAATATTAAAAGATGGATTAAGCGCATTAAAAAGAGACGAACTTTCAAAAATACAAGAAAATTTGTTAGATGATTATTTATTTGTAAAAAATCCAGACTTTGCCAAAATAGATGCAAGACAAGTAAAGTTACAAGATTTCTTAAAGAATAAAGGGTTTGACTATTATAAAAATGAAACCTACCCTGGAATTTTTGGTAAAGGTGCTTCTACTCGTGGAGAAGAAATAATTGTCTTAAATAAAGATATATTAAAAACCAAATCTCAACTAACAGACATCTACACCCAAGCAACTAAGGGAGTAGAGAAAAAGATAGTTAAACCGAAAGCTGAGCCAACCAAATTACCGGCATTAAAACAAAAGAAGTTTATTAAAAATGAAAGCAAAGTTAATGAATTACAAAATCAAGTAGGAGAATTATCATCAGTATTAAGTGGAGATCCTATTAAGCAATTATCAAAATATACTAATAAGCAAGGATTACTTCCTGAAGTTACCGGAGAAAAAACATCTAAGTTTGCTCAAAAAGGAGATGATCTTGTTACTGAATTAGGATTTAAGGACTCTGAACAGGCCAGATTGGCTTATGAGAAATATAGTCAATCAAGAAAACAGTTACAAGCATTGAAAATTAAATTATCAGAAACTAAAAAAGATACATTTGAAGATTATAACCAAGATCAGATAGATAGGATAAATAGTATTTTTCAAACAGCTAATGAGGTTGTAGTTGAAACTAAGAAACGAACAGGTTTATTTTCAGGGACCGGACTCAAGACGGGAGAGTTTGTTAAGGGTAGAAAATCTTTTAATCCTGATAAGATTAATGCTCCTGATGACGTTGATACTTTATTAACTGGAATTGCTGAAAAGCAAGGAGAGTTTAAGAAGCAAAGAATATCTAAAACTGACGAAAATCTAAAGCAATTAGCTAATGAAGTTGGAGTAACTGTTGAAGATCTATTAAAAGTTGAGCCAGGATCTATCGCCAATGCTGAAACTGTCCTCAAGAGCCGTCAGATTGTCGCAGAAATGGCGCAAGACCTTAGAGATACAATTAGACAAACGACTACTGAAACTGCCTCAGGCAAGGAATTAGCCCTTATTAAAGAGAAGCTGTTTCGACTTCAAGGAGTTATGAAAACTGTTGCCGGATTAAGAACTGAGGCCTCTAATGTTTTTAGGCAATTCAAAATGGAAGCAATAGCCGGAGAAAATGATATCATAAGAGATCTAACTTCTCGATTAAAAAAGATCGAGGGAGAAACTGGAGGAGATCTAACTTCATTCTTAACAAAAGCTAAGAAATTGATTGAGCCAACTTATGCTGATAAGGCCTGGCATTTATGGTATATGTCAATTCTTTCAGGTGGATCTACTCAAATTAAAAATAACTTCGGAAACTTATCTCAAGGACTTGGAGAAATTGCTACTTTAACGGCAAGAAATCCTAAAGAGTTTCCTACTGCTATGGTTGGATTAATGGAGGGACTTAGAACTGGTAAAAAAAGAGCCGTTGAGATTTGGAAAGAGGGAGAAACATCAAAGTATGAGGAATACGGCCGAAAGCCAATTATATTTACTGGAAAAGCTAAGTGGCTTAATTTATTCGATTATGTCGGACGCTTAATGGCGGCCGGGGACGCTTTGGCCAGAGAGGGATTTAGAGGAATGGAGGCCTACGGGAAAGCAAGAGAGATAGCAGTCAATGAGGGATTGAGAGGCGAAGAAGTTAGGAGGAGGGTATTAGAATTAAAAGATGAATTAAAATCAGATCCTGAAGTTCAGTATTTTTCATCAAGAGGAACATATACTCAAAAACCTGAGGGAATTATTGGTTTGTTTTCTGAAAACTTAGGACGTCTTGCTAACAAAGTTCCTGGAGGAAAACTTATCTTACCATTTACTCGTATTGTGGCTAATGTTGTAAATAATAGTTTAGATTGGACTCCTCTTGGATTAAAACGTGGCTTTATTAAACCTGTTAAGATAAAAGGGAAAACATATTTTCAAGAGGGTGGATTATTCTATAAATACTATCATAGCGAACTAACAGCCAGGCAAAGAGGGAAATCATTAACTCGAGGAGCTTTAGGGACTATGGCTATGATCTATTTTGCTACTTTAGCTGCTGACGAAAAATTAAGTGGCAATGGTCCTTTGAATTATAAAAAGAAACAGCAACTCAAAGACTCCGGTTGGCGCGAAAACTCAATTAAGATTGGCAATACTTGGTATCCATATCAAAACTGGGGACCAATGGCAATCCCAATGACTATTGTTGGAAACTATTTTGATAGTAGTAAATATACAAACATCAAAGACGAGGATTTATTTAATAGAGTTACCTTATCTCTTGTTGGATCAGCCAGTTCTATTTTAGATATGTCATTTTTACGTGGTCCGTCAGAATTGGTAAACCTTATAAGTGATCCTGAAATGAATAAGAACTATCTAAAAAGATTTGTAGCTCAACAGGCAACAAGTCCTATTCCTAATTTATTCAAACAAACGGCCAGATATTTTGATCCTACAATTTATACAACCAATACTATTAAAGAAAAGATATTATCTAATTTAAGATTAACCTCCGGGCTAAAACCTAAACTTAATGTATTTGGCCAACCAATTAAGGGAGAAGCGCTAACTGAATTACAACCGGTTAAAGAAACTAAAGATGAAACGATTAAGTTTTTAGCTAAAAATGAATTATGGATAACTGTGCCGTCAAAGGCAACCAAGATAAAACCTCGAGGAGATAAAGAAAGCCGTGTAATGACTGAGGACGAGTATTATAAATATATTGAGTATTCAGGAAAAGAGATTAAAGAAAAAATAGACGATAACTTAGGTCGATTAAAAGGATATTCACAGGAAAAAAGAATTGACAAAATTAGAGAATGGGTTAGTGATATTCGATCAGATGTTAAAAGAGATATTGAAAGGGGGAAAATATGATAACAATGGATATGATACAGCTTATTACTTCGATCGCTATTCTTGGAGGGATTATATTTACCATTTTTAAGTTTTTTCGTGATCCTGATATTAAAAATACCGAGGCGATCAAATTAATAAAGCAACGTTGTGAGATTAATCACAAAAATATAGATCAGGACATTTACTTTATAAGAGAAAATCATTTGAAGCATATGGAAAAAGATATTAGAAAAATTAATGAGAATGTAGTTAAGATTTTTACTATCTTAGAGGAGAGGAACAAATAAGTATTGACAGCTTCTTTTCAACAATGTTAAAATATAGACAGACGGCTAACAATTTGCTATATTTTCATAAGGAAGCTCACTCACTTAGCCGTCTGTGGGCTTTTATATTTATATGTTTGGAACATTAGAAATAACTCAACTCCTAATTACTTCTACGACGATAAGTTTTTTATCTACTGCTTTTGTAATATCTGAAGTATTTTGTGGAGATAGTTATCAGTATAGTCACGCTTTTGCTTATTTTAGAACTTTTGTTGAGCATTCAATTCCTATTGGGACTAAGCGATGTATTATTAGAAACTTTGACGGGATCAATACTTTTATTAAAATAATAAAGATAGAATAAATATATGATAAAAAATCACGGTTTAGATTTACAAAAAGAAGCTAATGATCAATCTGATAAAGATTATGTTTATAGGATTGGAGCTTCAAAAAGTTGTATCTCTCAAAAAGTTAGTAATCTCTCATCATACTATCCTATTGGAGAGGTCCAAAAAACATCTAAAGGAGATATGATGGATTGCGCCAGTAGAGAGCCGGTTAATGATCACGAAACCAAAGTAACCGGATTGGTTACTGAAAAGATATTA